ATCGAATCATTCTTATCGAGTAGAGGATATGTAAAGATTAACAAAGCGCAACATGACAAGTTTAGAGAATCACTTACCATCGAATTACCAACAAGCCCTATCTTGGATAGATGAGCAATTGGCAAAGCCTAACCAGTTTAATATTAATCTTGGCGAAGGCGTAATAGTAAACGATTTGCATAAGTGCTTGGATGTCAAGCGAGAAAGATTATTAAACTTAGAAGCATATAACCAAAAAGTTGTATTTTTACAAACGAAGATAATAAAGGATTATATCTTAAAGGGTATAAATTAAATGAAATCAGTATTAATAATACCTTTAGAGGTATAAAACCAAATCAAAATGAAACTAACTGAACGAGAAACAATTGTAATCTATGCGGGATTAACCAATGCTTTAATTGACCACATAGACAACGACTTTAGAAAGAACATCTTTAACAAGCAAAGCTTAAAGTTTAAAAGCAATGCGGTACTAAAAGAACTTGAATCAATTACCGATAGACTTTATTCAAAGGAAGCCTCCGCTGAAGCAGTTGACCAACACATAGAAGCTGGAAACATTATGATTAAGTTATTCCGAATGGGAATACAAATGTCAGACATGGACGATGTAAAACACGAAGGCTTAAATACTCAAATAAATTTATTACTTAAATCCTACGGAATTGATGGAATCGAATTTTAGAGATTTGCAAATTACAATTGATGAAGCCAGAGATATGGTTAATTCACCCCAACACTATAAAGGCAAGAGCTTTGAAGTAATAGATATTATTAACGACTACGGACTTAACTTTGAGTTAGGCAATGCAATCAAGTACATCTTGAGAGCAGATAAGAAAGGGAATAAGAAGCAAGATTTGGAGAAAGCACTATGGTACATAAATTATGATCTATCTAAATTCAGAGGATAAAAGATTAATTATTGAAGCCTTTATAATCGGATTCATCGAAATTTCGTTTATAGTATATATGTCTTGGAGAATCTATTTAAAATCAAAAGAAATATGAAACCTGAAGAGAGAGCTGCTTTCCTTTGTAACCATGCGAATTTCTTTTGCAGAGATAGAGCCAATGCAATCGAACTTGCTTTGCTTATATGCGAGTTAATACTTGAGAATCGTTTAAAAGAAGACGATAGAGTATATTGGAAGCTTACCGTTGAAGAACTTTATAAACTACGATGAATCACATATACTCGAAGCATAGGCATTGGATTCGTGTGGTGGAAAAGTTTGGCGAAGTACATTACGCTGAAGATGTGGTGCAAGAGGCATACATTAAAGTTTTTGAAAAGGAGATAAACGAAGCCTACTTTTACTTTACGCTACGATCTCTTACAATGGACTTGCATCGTAAGAAAGTAGAGAAGGTAGAGATAACAAAAGAGATAGAATACTCGTTAATAGAAGAGAACGATGAGTTTATCATTGAGCTTGCAAAGCCTTACCAAGATTACATTGAAACTTGGGAATGGTATGATAAGAAGCTATTTATGCTTTGGATTGAATCAGGAGTAAGTATGAGAGAAATAGCCCGAAGAACTAACATAGGGTTTATGTCAGTTTATAACACAATCAAAAATTGTAAAGAAAAAATAAAAAAATGGGAAAAAGAAAACCAAAAGGGTTAGGCGATTCGATTGAATCGTTTACCGAAGCAACTGGTATTAAAAAAGCAGTTGAATTATTTAGCGAGATTACTGGTTTAGATTGCGGATGCGATGAACGCAAAGAGAAGCTTAATAAAATCTTTCCTTACAAAAAGCCTAATTGCTTAAACGAGGAGGATTATAACTATTTAAAAGAGTTCTTTGCTAACAATCCAAGTCAAATTACTCCAGTAGTTCAAAGGGAATTGTCGAGCATTTATAAGAATATCTTCAACATTAACTTAGAATCTACTTCATGCTCTTCTTGTTGGAGAGATTACATCGGAGAAATCAGAAGAATTTATAACGAATACTAATGGAAGAGAAAAAAAGAGGAGGTTTCAGAGAGGGAGCTGGCAGAAAAGCAAAGGCAGAAGAGCAATCGTTAATTGAGAAGCTATCGCCATTAGAGCCAAAAGCATTCGAAGCGTTGGTTGCAGCGTTAGAAGACCATAAGGATTGGGCAGTTAAGCTATTCTTTCAATACAAGTTTGGTATGCCAAAGCAAGTTATTGACCAAAATACTACGCATACCGTTAACGACTTTGACATTCGAGAGATCGTAAAGTTTAAATGATAACAATCAATAAGAAGTATATACCTTTATTTGAAAGTGAAAGTAGATACTTTGTAATTACTGGAGGAAGGGGCAGCGGGAAATCGTTTGCCCTAAACTCATTTCTTTTGCTTCTAACCTACGAAGTTGGGCATACAATACTATTTACTCGTTATACATTAACATCGGCTCACATCTCAATTATTCCAGAGTTTGTTGAGAAGATTGAAATGGCTGACTTGCATAACGACTTTAGCATTACCAAAGATGAAATTATAAATCTTCGTACCGGTAGCAAGATTCTATTCAAGGGAATCAAGACTTCTTCAGGTACTCAAACTGCAAACTTGAAATCGTTACAAGGTGTAACGACTTGGGTGCTTGATGAGGCAGAAGAATTAGTTGAGGAGGATGTGTTTGATAAGATTGATTTGTCAGTTCGTAATTTCTCAAAGCAGAATAGAGTAATTCTTATTCTCAATCCGACTACAAAGGAGCATTTCATTTACTCAAGATTCTTTGAGCAAAAAGGAGTTGAAGCTGGAGCTACATTATCCAAAGGCGATACGACTTATATTCACACGACTTACTTAGACAATAAGGAATACTTATCCGATTCATTCCTTAATCAGATTGAGCAACTTGAGAAAAGCAATCCTAAAAAGTACCAACATACAATTCTTGGAGGATGGCTTGACAAAGCGGAAGGTGTAGTATTTACCAATTGGAAATTCGGAGCTTTCAGTCCTGATAACTTGCAGACTTAATTCGGGCAAGACTTTGGTTTCTCTATCGATCCAACTACATTAGTAGAGGTAGCAATTGACAAAAGCAAACGTAAGATTTATGTCAAGGAGCATTTGTATAAGCCAAAGCTAACTACTTCAGAAATTGCGGTGATTAATACGCAAATTTGCGGTAAAAATCTTATCATTGCAGATAGTGCAGAGCCAAGACTAATTGCAGAACTTCAGAGCCAAAAGTGCAACATCCAGCCTACGGAGAAAGGAGCGGGAAGTATTACTGCTGGTATTGCCTTGATGCAAGACTTTGAGATAGTGCTTGAGCCTAACTCAATGAATATTGCAAAAGAATTTAATAACTACATTTACTCGGATAAGAAGTCAGGCTTAGTGATAGATAATTTCAATCACGCCATTGATGCTATTCGATATAATGTTTTTTATCACTTGTCTAATCCGAACAAAGGTCAATACTTTGTATATTAGAGTAACAAAGATTTTAATAACTCGTTTATAAATTATGAAGATAGAATTAGATATTCCAACTGATTTAAGTGAAATTACTCTTGGTCAATACCAAAAGTTCTTAAAGGTAGTAGAGGATAATGAGGAATCTGAATTTGTGCATCACAAAATGGTAGAGATTTTTTGCGGTGTAAGCCTAAAGAATGTGTCTAAAATAAAGCATAAAGATTTGAGCTATATTATAAGCAATATATCTGCCTTGTTTAATGGCAAGCACGATTTAGTTCAAAGATTTAAAATTGACAATACAGAGTTCGGATTTATTCCAAACTTAGATGATATTACATCTGGCGAATATATGGACATTGATTCATATATAACCGATTGGGCAAGTATGCACAAGGCTATGTCGGTGCTATTTAGACCGATTGTAAGTAAAGCTGGAGCAAGATACTCCATTACCGATTACGATGGAACATCCGAATACGGAGAGCTTATGAAGCGAATGCCATTAAGTGCGGTTATGGGATCGATGGTTTTTTTTTATCATTTAGGAAACGAGTTACTGAAAAGTATTCTGACCTATTTGGAGAGCAATCAGGAGGCAATGAGTACTCTGAACAAGCTCAATTTGGGCAAAGATGGGGATGGTATTCATCTATCTATGCTCTCTCTCAAGGAGATGTTAGAAGATTTGATGAAATTTCCAAGCTTTCCATCTTTACTTGTTTGACCTATTTAACATTTGAAAAACAAAAGAATACATTAGAAGCTAATATGCTAAAGCAAAAATAATATGGGTTACTACTTCATAATTGACAAGTTAAAAACTTACTTAAAAGCTACCGATTTTATTAATACGGTAACTACTGGAGATTTGACATTTATAGATAATGCCAAGCAAACTATATTCCCATTAAGCCATATTATTGTAAATAATGCAACTCCAAGCGAGCAAACATTAAGCTTCAATATATCTATCCTTTTTATGGATATTGTTGATGAGAGCAAGTCTGCAACTATTGATGTATTTGAAGGCAATGATAATACTCACGATGTTTTAAATACTCAATTAGATTTAGCCAATAGAACTTATAGCGATATGCTACGAGGAGAGCTTTACGATGATTTAGTACAAATAGGAGGGAATCCAACTTGCGAGCCTTTTGTGGATCGTTTCGAAAATTCAATAGCTGGATGGACTTTAACATTCGATGTAATTATTCCTAACGATATGACTATTTGCTAATGCAATTAACTGAATCGCAAAAGGTAGTTAAGAAATACAGAGATTATGTAATTCAGCAATCAAGAAGCAACTTGTCAAAGCTGAAGCACAATAATACGGGAAGCCTTTATAAAAGCATTAAAGGCGAAGTATTACAAGAAAAGAACTATTTCCTAATTGGATTTGAATTCGATTTTTATGGCGAGTTTATTGACAAAGGGGTAAAGGGTAAATCAAGCTCATCGAAAGCTCCAAATTCTCCTTATAAGT